GAAAATCCCGATCATCGGGCGCGTTGGCTGGAGCATGGCGTGGAGCCGCACGATCTGAAGCCGAAGCGAGCCGAGGCGCTTGGAGGGGCCACGGGCAGGCGCTCACCATCCGGGCTTCGGAGGAAGCCACATGCTGAGCCGAGCGATGGCCGAGGTGGAGTCAGAGATTCAGGGGATCGCGCAGCCGCACCTGACGGCCTGGGCGGCTGAGATCGAAGAGCGGGCCAAGCGACACAAGGGCATCGAATGAAGCGCCCGTGCCTGACGTGCGGGAGGTTGAGCGAGCGGAGCTACTGCTCACGTCACCGCCCCGCCTATGAGCAGCTCAACCCGAAGAGGCGCAACGGGTGGGCCGCATCCAGGTGGCGCGAGCGTGTCCTCGCCAAGACTCGCGGGCGCTGCGCGGTCGTCGGCTGCTACACCCCCTTCGATCACGTCCAGGCCCACCACCTCGACCCGCTCGAGGCGGGCGGTGACGGCGAAGGTGAGGGCATTGCGCTCTGCCGAGCGCATCATCGGTAGGACCTCGCGTAAGCCCCTATAAGTCCCCCACGATAGGCTTGTCCAATTGTGGACAAGCCCCCTGTGGAGGTAGTCGTTACGGCTAATCGAGCTATCCGTAACGACCCCCTTGCAATAGCATCAGCCTCCTGCTCTACTACCCCTCGTAAACAACCTAGGAGGTGGCCGGCATGGCCCGCAAGCTGGAGACGTTCCCGACATTCATCCGCTCGACCTATCCTTGGGACGAGTGGCTCGATGGCTCGGTGTGGGAGCTGACGGAGGGGGAGGACTTCACCTCGAAGATCCCCACCATCCGCATGAACGCAAAAGTCCAGGCGAAGAAGCGCGCGGGCAACGTGCGCACGCGCGTGCTGAAGGGGGAGGACGACGACAGCCCCGCCAAGCTGGTGATCCAGTACTTCAGCGAGAACGGCGCAGGATCGTGACCGGCGCGCCGCGCACCTGCGAGAAGTGCGGGGGGCCGATACCAAGGGGGTCGCGCACAGATGCGCGGTTCTGTAAGCCCCGATGTAGACAGAAGGCATATCGAGAACGGAAGCGGGCGGCGTAAGCCGCCCGTTTTCGTTGTGGGGGAGCGGCTTAGCCCACGCGAGATCGAGCCTCGAATCTTTGAGACCCGCTGACGGGTACCGCTCCCCGGTCGGCTGCGCGAAAAAAGCTAGGGTCGGAAAAACCTTGGAGAGAACCGGCGCTACCTCGCACTACCCATGTTGAAAGCCATCGTGATGTGGATTGCCGTCATCGTGACCGGCGCGATGCTGGCGTTTGCCAGCACACTGGTTCTGATCCAAGACCTTGAGGTGATTCAGCTCTTCACGGACGAGGCGGAGGTTTGGGTGCAATGGCTTCTCGCTGGCGTCAGCTTTGGCCTTGCGGTGGGCGGACTTGATCAACGCGCCGTCCGGTATAGCTACGCGAGTCTGGTTCTACTCGGCGCGTATGGCTTGATGGTCGTCCTGTTCGCCGAGCCTTAGAACCGACTTCCGAGCGAATCGGTGGGCTGCGAGAAAAAAGCTAGGGTCACCGCGATGGGCCTCACGCGCGCAGAGCGAGTGGCGGCTTTTGAGAGCGGTCTAGAACTCGGCGAGCAAGACTCGGACGGGTTCACGCCGATCACGCTCGGAAACGTCGGCGAGGTCGGGCTGCTCAGCCAAGTCGGCGAGGACGGCTGGCAGCTCGTCTGGAAGCTGCCGGACGGCGACCGCTGGCGGGACAACGTGAGCCGGTTGGAGAACCAACCGCACCACGAGAAAGCTGAGGCTTGGGCCTTCCGCAATATCGCCACATACCTCGCCATGAAGGAAGAGGCCGAAGAGCGAGAGCGCGGCGGCTAGAGCCAGCCGTGGAACCTCACGGCCTCGGCGGGCTGCTCGGCCCGCTCCGCTGACATCGCCAGCGCGATCAGCGCGTCGATCTGGACGTTCTCCGATGACTTGACGAGCCGCCAGCCGCGCGGGGTGGGCTTCGCCACCGCAGCGGCGACGTGACGGTCGAGTTCGGCCACGCCGGGGTGGCGGAGCCGCTGCTCGATCACAACCCGGTGGAGGTTCTCCGAGCAGCGGGTCATCCGTGCTTCCGACTGCGGCCACTCCACGATCTCGATGCGGTGGTCGCGCTCGAGCCGCTGCGCCTCTGAGTCGAAGCGCATTGGGTCGAAGACGATCTCGCGGATCGGGCGACCGGCCTCCACGAGCTGCTCGATGTAGCGGGTGGCCTCCAAGACGGCGGAGCGACCCTGCCAGACCTCCACCAGGGCGACGCGTACGCCGTCGTCGTCGGCGACGCATCCGACCACGGCGGTGGCCGAACGCGAGCCGCCGACATCGACTCCCAGGACTAGCGGCTCGTCGGGGCCGATGTCGTAGTTCGCGCGGCACGCTTGCCACGCACCGGGCGGCAGCCACCGTGCTGCGCCGACCGCCCATACCCCGGCGTGGAACTGAAGCCACTCGATCTCGGAAACGCGCTTGCGTTGCTCGCGCAGCTCGTCAGTTGTGCGGAGCGGATTGGCGGCGGTGACGGCGGAGAGGTTCTCCGGGTTCCCGTTCTCGGACACCGACCACTCCAGCCAGCGCAAGCCGTCGCCGCGCGCTTCGAGAACGGCGCCCTTCCGCTCGACGTTCGGCGCTGCCATCGCGCGGGTGCGCAGGCGACCGAGCGGCGAGTCGAGCATCGCGGCGGCGGTGCTGATCCCGAAGAAGCGACACTCGGGGTTCTTCAGCATCGCGGTCATCATCGCCCCGAGCAGCGTAGGCTCACGGTCGCCCCAAGCCCAAATTTCGTCACCGATGATCAGCGTCGGGTGCGGCCAGCCGTGCGCCTTGTCGCCGGACGCGGCGACCACAGAGAGAACCGCCGGCCCCTTCGGGTCGTCCGCCCACCGCAGCGCATCCGTGCGCCAGATAACCCGGTCGCGGATCGCGGGGTGACGCGATAGCGCGCGCACCATGCCGCCGATCACGCGCGCCTGCTCGCGGCTGGCCGCGCCGATGTAAACGCCGGGGTCCTCGACGCTGAGAACGTGGTGGACCGCGAGGTGCGCCGCCAGCGTTGACTTCGCCGAGCCGCGCGGGAGTATGGCGACGGTTTCGCGCTCGCCGCCGAAGTGCGCGCGGGCGATCCGGCGCTGAAAAGCGGCCAACTCGTCGTAGCCGACAGCTCTACAGAACGCGAGGAATCCTCGATAGCCCGGCTTGAAATCCACCCTTCAAAGGATCGGGGCGCGAACATCGTGGTCACATTCCAATCCCGATGTGACCACGATGTTCCCGGCCTCAGAATGTGTCGGGTGGCAGTAGCCGAAAAGCCCAGGCGGAAATGGTTCCGTCGCCGCAGCGAAGAGCGGATGCTCACGCGCGGCAACGTCCCGGCAATCATGCTCCCCTCGACGCTCGCCGGCGAGTCCGTGACCCCGCGCTCCGCCCTCGCCATCGCCGACGCTTACGCGGCCGTCCGCGCGCTCTCGGACGCGGCCTCATCGCTGCCGCTCCACGTCTACCGCCGGACCGCTGACGACGGGCGCGAGCGCAGCGACGCGCCGACCGCCGACCTCCTGCGACACCCGGCTCCAGCGGTCACGCAGTCCGCGTTTCTCGCGCAAATGGTCGCGCACCTGAACGTCTTCGGCGAGGCGTTCGTCGGGAAGTACCGAAACGGCGATGGCGAGATCGAGCAGCTTGGGCTAATCGCTGCTGACCGCGTGAGCGTCGAGCTGCGCGGGGGAATGCCCATCTACGCGATCGCCAGCGACGACGGGCGCTTCGACTACTTCACCGGCGCCGACGTAATCCACGTCAAGGGGATGTCGCTCGACGGCGTGCGCGGCTTGAGCCCCGTCCGCCAGGCGCGCGAGGCGCTCGGCCACGCGGCGGCGCTCACCGCCCACGGCTCGAAGTTCTTCGCCAACGGCGCGCGTCCAAGCGGCGTCCTCTACGTCCAACCGGGCAGCCACGCTGATGAGCAGATAGAGAATCTGAAAGCGGCCTGGGAAGAGCGCCACGGCGGCGCAGAGAACGCGGGCCGCGTTGCGCTGCTGACTGGTGAGGTGAAGTTCGAGCCGGTGTCGATGCCGCTGGCCGACGCGCAGTTCCTCGAACAGCGCCAACTCTCCACCGTGGAGATCGCGCGAGTGTTCAGGGTGCCGCCGTGGGTGATCGGAGCGAATACCTCCGACAGCCTGACCTACTCCACCGTTTCCGAGCAGCTCCGAGCTTTCGTGATGTTCTCGCTTCGACCTTGGCTCGTAGCAATCGAGCAGGCGCTCTCCGCCGACGTCGATCTCTTCCCACCCGACGCGAGGACCTACTGCCAGTTCGAACTCGACGCGTTGCTACGCGCCGACCCGAAGACGAGATCGGAGATTTACACCGCCGCGCTCGATCCCGTGACCGGCTGGCAGACCCGCGAGGAAGTCCGCCGACTCGAAGACCTACCAGAGGAGACGATGGCCCTTGCCTGACCACCCGAACGCACCCGAGCAGCGAACCGTTGACGTTGACGTGGAGGCGATCGACACCCGAGGCCGGACGCTTCACGGATACGCGAGCGTGTACGGGGTCGAGAGTCACGACCTGGGCGGCTTCCGCGAGCGGATCGCGCCCGGTGCGTTCGCCGACGTACTGCCAGACGCGGACGTGCGTGCGCTGCTCAATCACGACCCGAGTCAGGTTCTCGGGCGCACGAAGAGCGGCACGCTTCGACTCGCTGACGAGTCGCGCGGCCTGCGCTTCGAGTGCGACCTCCCCGACTCCCCGCTCGGCGAGAACGTCCGCGAGGCCGTCAAGCGCGGCGACATCGACGGGGCAAGTTTCAGGTTCGTGGTCGGCGACGAAGAGTGGGACGGCGACGTGCGCACCGTCAAGTCCGTGTCGGCCCTTCAAGACGTGACCGTGGCGACCTACGGCGCTTACCCAGACGCGAGCGTCGAGCTGCGTGTCCGACCCGAGAAAACCGAGGAGGAAAAAGTGAAGACCGAAGACCGCACCAGCGGCGGCGGGCTTGCGGTCGAGGACCGCACCGCTGCCGAGCCGAAGATCGAAGAGCGGATCGTGGAGGCCGTGCGCTCAGTTCGTCCGGGCGAGGTTCGCTCGCTCACGAACGCGAGCGCCGAGCCGATCTCGCAGCCCGAACTCTCGACGTTCCTTTGGGATCGACTGCGCCCGATGTCGGTCGCGTTGGAGTCCGGCTTCACCGTCGTCTCCACCGACCGCGAGAAGGTGATTTGGCCGAGGCTGACCGCCGACGTGGACCCGACGTGGGTCGAGGAACTCGAACAAATCCCTGAGGGCGACCCCGCCTTCGCCCAGCTCGAAGCCGAGCCAAAGAAGCTCGCGCACCGCGTCAAGCTGTCGAACGAAGTCATCGACGACTCGGAGCCGAGCGTGGTCGATGTCCTGAATACGCACCTCGGGACGATGCTCGCGCTGAAGCTCGACCTTTCGATCTTCACGGGCAACCCGGCGACGAACCCGGACAGCATTCGCGGCTTGAAGTACGTCGCCGGGATTCAGACCATCCCGAGCGCCACGAACGGCTCGGCGCTTATGGACTACGACCCGTTCGTGAAGGCCGTCGGGTTGCTCCGCGCAGCGAACGTGCCCGGCCCTTACGCGATCTTCCTCAACCCTCGGGACCTGACCGCGCTCGAGCTGCTGAAAGACGAGACGGGCAGCTCCCGCCAGCTCGCCAAGCCCGAGATGTTCCCGCCCGTCTACGCGTCCTCGCAGCTTCCCGTGAACGAGACGAAGGGCAGCGCGAGCAATGCGTCGTCTGCGTATGTCCTCGCGCCTTCTCAGCTAGTTCTTGTGCGTCGCCAGGACGCGATGATCGAACTGGATCGCTCGCGGCTTTTCGACATCGACGCATCCGAGATGAGGGCAAAATTGCGTTGCGACCTGCTCGCGCCGCATCCCGAGGCAATCGTCCGCATCGAAGGAATCATCGCCTAGAAAAATGGCCGTCAAGCGCACGGGCGGGCCGCGCACGACGGCGCAGCCGAAGGTGGTTGCGGCGAGTGCTGCTGGCGCCGTTCTCGGCGGCGCAGGCGCACGCTCCAGCCGCCCTCGCGCTCGAACGGGCGGTTCCCGTCGGGCTTCCCGGCGGACGGCGCAGACGGGCGCGCAGCGGATCGGCGATCTCCACCCCAAAGTCTCGGCCCCGCCGAGCGGCGGCTCGGGCGGCTACTCCTTCTCGCCCGACACCGCCGAAGCCGCGCGCGCGTCTGGTCCAGTCGCGCCCGGTTCGATCTCGGCCAGTCGCTCGACCGTCGAAATCCGTGGGCACGGGTTCGACATCGCGGGCGGCTGCGCCGAGGCCGAGGCGCGCGCGCAAGGGTGCGCCGCCCCGAGGTGGAAAGTTCGTCAGCCGCGCGCAACATCGGATGGCGTTCGCGCGCGGGTACTCCTGGGCGCGCTCGGCAGCGAAGCGTGGGCGCTACCGGCGCCTGCCCGAGCGCAAGGCAGCGCCGAAGGCGAGGACGGCCCGGTGACCGCCTACGCCGACATCGACACCCTTCAATCCTGGGCGCAGTTCTACGACGTCGAGCTGCCGAGCACCGACGACTGCGAGCGCCTGCTCGACCTCGCCACGCGCGACGTACAGACGTTCCTGGGCGCGCGCTGGGTAGTGGCCGACCTCGAACCCGAGCAGGTGACCGCGCTACGGGACGCGACCGCCGTCCAAGCGACCTTCCGCGTAGCGCAGGGTGGCGAGTTCACGCTCGGCGTCGATGACGGCCTCGCCTCGATCGGCGGTGTCAGTTTCTCGACCCGCACACCCGCGCGCCTATCCCCCGAAGCCGAGGAGTTGCTCGCGGGCATGGCGCTCTACGTCCGCAGCGGAACCGTGGCGCTGGATGTCGAAGCCTGACCCGCCGGAGCAGATGCGGTTGCTGCTGAGCGTTGCGAAGCGCCAGCACGCCCCGTTCGATTTGGCATGGCGGACCGCGCGGAGCAAAATCAAGATGCCACACCCGACCGCCCACCGCCGGGCCTACGCCGAGGCGCTCGAAGAAACGAGATGGGCATTCGAGTTCGCCTACAACGGCCAGGACGTGCCCGGCGGTCGCGGGTTGCTCTTCCTCGTCGAGCTGCTCGAAGACGTGCCAGACCCAACCGCGCTCGCATCTCGGCGCACCGGCCCGGAGCCAAAGGTCAGCCGCAGCGAGGCTGCCTGAAGATGCGATGTGGGATTCCGAAAAACGGCCTTACGCTTTTGTAATGTCAAACGAACGCAACACCGACGGTGCCGACATGACGACGGTCGCGTTTCGGGTTCACTCGACCGTGGCTCACCGCCTTGACGATCTCGCCGCTCACGCGGGCATGGGTCGCTCCGCGTTCCTGCGCGCCGCCGTCGCGCTCGCCGATCAGACGTTGACCATCGCCGATGTCGAGCGTGCCAAGCGTCGCGGCGATGCCGACGCCGAGGCCGAGCGCATCCAGCGCGAAGCCACCGCCGATCTCGCCGAGCTCATGGAGGCGCTGTCACCAACGCCGCTTATCCCCTCGATGAACTAAGGAAAGGAAAAAGGCCGCCCCGAGGGACGGCCTCTCTCACGCATGGAAACCCTACCAACCGCCGGACCCAGACTCACAACCTTTCGTCGGACGCTCAGGCTGCACCAGCGCATCGACCGCATCGCCCGCTGCGACTCCAAGCCGCGCCGCCGTCCGAATGGCATCCCGGCCAGCCGTCCTGGTCGCAGCCGCCGCCCTCGCGCGCGCGCGCGTCGAGCAGCTCGTCGCGGCGGCGCTCGGGCCGGGCCTGACGGCGAACCCGGCTTACCCGCCCGCCATGCCGAGGTGGCGCGGTGAAGCTGGCCGTTCAGCGCAAGGAAGCCGCCGAGCTGCTCGATGTCGGCGTGGACACTTTCGACCGACACATCCGCCCGCACGTCCCGGTCGTGCGCGTGGGAGGCGTTCGGTTGTACACCGTGGCCGGGCTTGAAGCGTGGCTCCAGCGCGAAGCGGATCGCGGCCCTATGATCGGATCGTCCACAAAGCGCCCCCGCGACGCGCAAACGTCCGGGGGCATGGCCCAAGGAGAAGTGACTCCATGAGCAATCGAAAGCCTAAGCCCGCGACGGGCATTGAGTCCCGTCAGAGTAAGGACGGCGCGTGGTCGCACCGAGGCAAGGTCTGGTCGGCACGCGACAAGAAACGCATCATCGGCCCGTGGTTCCCGACCATCGCGGCGGCGCGCAACTGGCGGCAGGACGCATTGGTCGGTCTGCGGCAGGGGACCGTCCGCGCGCCCGTCGCGCTCACCCTGCGCGAAGCTGCCGACGATTTCATCGACGGAGCCAAGGCCGGGCACATCCTCAATCGCAAGGGCGAGCGATACCGCCCGTCTGTCGTGCGCGACTATCGCGGCGATCTCGACCGTCACGTTCTCCCGGCGCTCGGGGAGCGCCGCTTGTCGGATGTGCGGCGTGGCGACATTCAGGCGCTCGTAGATCGGCTCGTTGGGTCCGGCCTCGCGCCGAGCACCGTCCGTAACGCGTTCGATCCCCTGCGCCGCATCTTCGACCGGGCGGTGAAGCGTGACCTAATCCCGTTCAGTCCGTGCGCGCACCTCGAAATGCCGAGGGGCACGGGTCGGCGCGAGCGGGTCGCCACACCTGCGGAAGCTGCGGCGCTGATCGGCGCGCTCGACGTTCCCGACAAGGCGTTCTGGGCGAGCGCCTTCTACGCCGGGTTCCGGGTCGGCGAGCTGCGCGCGCTCCGATGCTCCGACATCGACTTCGACGCGAGCGTGATCCGCGTCGCGCGAACGTGGGACGACATCGAGGGCGAGCAGGACGGCGGCAAGTCAAGGGCCGCTCGACGCACCGTGACACTGATCGCCGAGCTGCGTCCGATCCTGGTCGAGCACATGCTCGTCACCGGTCGGCGCGAGGACGATCTCGTTTTCGGTCGCACGCCGACCGAGGCGAACGACCGGGGCACGATTCGCCGCCGGGCGCTGGCGGCTTGGAAGCGGGCCGAGCTGGACCCGATCACACCGCACGAATGCCGCCACGTCTTCGGGTCGATGATCGCGGCTGCGGGCGTGGACGTGAGCGAGCGCCAGCGGCAGATGGGCCACGCGTCGTTCGCCATGATGGTTCGCTACTCCCACGGCATCGAGGGCAGCGTCGCCGAGGCCGGGGAGCGCCTGCAAGGGTGGCTCGACTCGCAGCGCGAAGGGGCGACCGGGTGAGCCTCCCCGTGGGACAGTCATGGGACAGTCGGCCCCTCTCGGGAGCGTTCCTGAGCGTTCCTGAGCGTTGTCGCCTTTCCCCCGCCATCCCACACCCAGAGCGGCTTTCCGCTTCACGACGGCGTTTGCGGGCCATCCTCCGAACCGATTCGAATCCCCGTGGCGGTACTCCCCTGCGCCCGCTTCCCGAGCGGGGGTTTGGTCGTTCTGGAGGCCCTGCGCGCCAGTATGCGCGCCAGTCAGGGCATAAGTTTGAGGTGAGGTCGAAGAGCGCACGAGCTCGCAGACGCACACTTCGCCCGCGTGCTTTCGCAAGATACAGTCAGCGCGGTCTACGTCGCAGAAACGCCGCCGCCCTTTCCGTAAGGAGTAGTTCCGACGACGACCGCGGAGCACAAAACCGCGGTCGTTGGAGACCGCGTCGCCGACCTACGCGACCACGGGCGTCGCACTCGGCTGGTCCACCAGTCTCTCGGCCATCACCGGTTCGAACGTCACCACGCGGTTCCCTCCGCAGCGCTTGGCCGCGTAGAGCGCCATGTCGGCCGCTTCCCGCAGGCCGTCGAAGCTGCGCGAGTGCGCGGGATGGCTCGCGATCCCCACGCTCAGCGTGACCGGCGCCGGTTCGTCGAGGAACTCCTCCGCGACCGCCTGCCGGAGGCGTCTCGAGAGCAGCTCCGCGTCGTCATCGGCGGCACCGGTGGCGACGATCATGAACTCGTCGCCACCGATGCGGGCGAGCGTGTCCACCGTGCGACCCTCACCGCGGAGCGCCGCCCCGACCCGCTGCAGCACGAGGTCGCCGGCGTGATGGCCCTGGTGGTCGTTGATCGCCTTGAACGAGTCGAGATCGAGGGCCAGCACGCTCAACGGAATCTCTTGGCGCTCGGCGCGGGCGATCTCCTCGCGCAGGCGCTCCTCGAACTCGCGCCGGTTTGCGAGCCCCGTGAGCGAGTCGGTCCGCGCCGCGTAGGCCAGCTCGTCGAACAGCCCGTCCACGCGCGATCGCAGGCGCCCGACGAGCACGCCGGCAACGAACAGGGCGCCCGTCATCATCACCCAGTTGAGGGCGATCAGCTCGTGATGCCCGATCAGCAGTACTCCGAGATAGCACGCGCTGGAGACGCTGGCGCAAAAGACGCCGTACGCGGCGTGAAAGAAGTAGAACGCCGACACCGCGACCCAGAAGAAGAAGAGCGCGTAGGCGGCGGACGCCAGCGGCCCGCCTGAGAACAGGGCAGCACCGCTACAAACACCACGCCGAGGAGCGGCAGCGCGCGGAAGAACGCAACAGGCAGGCTCCCTCCCCGCCATAGGCAGAACCCGGTGACGATGAATGCGAGCAAGGAGACGCCGGCGAGCGGCAGAGGGTGCCCACCGGAGTCGCCGGGGAGAACAAGTGTGACCGCCACCAGTAACCCGCCGAACCCGTACAGGTAGGCAAAGGTCCGCGCCATCAGGGCGCTGTCATCAGAGGTCTGGACCGGCCTGGTCGGCTCGTCGAATAGCCGAAGGCCACCGACGCGGCGCCTCACCGTCGTCAGGGTGGCTGCGATCAGAGCCTCGCCCGCAGCGGCGACTCGTTCTTAAAAGGAATCGCCCATTTGCAGACTCATCGGCGGCAGCTTGACTTTCCTTGACCGTCCTCGACGGATTTTGCCGGCTCGGCCGGTTCTAGCGGACGGTCTTTTGTGGGGAGGCGGGATCCTCTTGATCCTGCTGTAAACGCCCGCTCTGTGCCTGGCACCGTCGCGCTTCGAATCCCCGTGGCGGTATTGCTCTGCGCCCGCTCCCAGATCCGCCGCCATGGAACCTGGCGGAGCCCGCTCAGCGCGCGGGCTCCGCCGGTTCCGGTCGGCTACTGCCCTACTAGTCCCCACCGCCTCCAGCAGCGTCGCAGAGCTTCTTGGCGGCTTCCTTCTGTTCCTCGGGGGCCGACGACTTGTCGACCTCCTCCTTGCATGTCTTGACGATCGTGTCGAGCTCTTCCTGCGAGTTGGTACCGACCCCGCTGTCATCGGGCGCGGTCGTGTCCTCCTCGGTGGTGTCGGGCTCGGTCGGC